GGATTTAATTCGCCCAATGGTTTATATCCAGATCTTCTAAAAGAACCGGATATTCCTCGTGCAGCTAGAGGTGAAAAAGAATCTAATCTATCTAATAAGAGTGCGGAAGATGTTGGTCTTATAACTGAATTAAAAGATAGACCTACTCGTGATACACATTATGAAACTAAAATTCTGAATAAAGTAAATGATGTCCACGAGGCCGTAGCACCAGAAGTAAATTCTATTGAAAATAAAGGCGGTGTAGATTATCCCGCAGATTTTCCAAAATGGAGTGAACCTAATCCTCGTTATGGTGGAGAGACACCAAAAGAATATTCTACAAAGAAAAGATCAGTCTATCCTTTGAATCATGTACATATTTCAGAATCTGGACATGTTACTGAGGTAGATGATACTCCCGGCGCTGAAAGAATTCATTCTTTTCATAAAACTGGTACCTTTGTAGAAACACAACACGACGGTACAAGGTCTACTAAAGTTGTAGGAGATGATTATGAAATTGTTGTAAAAAATAAAAAGGTCTTTATACAAGGTTCTATGACTGTTACAATCGTTGGTGATTGTAAATTAAAAGTGCAAGGAAATCACTATACAGAAGTTAGCGGTGACCAATTTGTTACCGTTCGTGGTGATCGTATTACTAAGATACAGGGAAGTGATATTAAAGAAGTATTTACAGACCAACAGACAAACATTGAAGGTAAAAAAGAAGAGCGGGTTGCTAAAGATAGAACTGAACTTATTCAAGGAAATCACGATGAAACTATTCAGAAAAACTATACACAGAAAGTAACAGAGAATAGTAATATACAGATAATGGAAGATTCTTATCAATTAATACGTGGTAGTCACAGTCTTATTAGTATTGGTCAGATGAATATAGCCACACTCGATAGTATTGATATAGCGGCAAGTGAGAAAGTAAAAATCCATTCAGAAAAAGAAATGGCTATTGATACTACAGCGGGTGATCTATCTATAATTTCAGGACTAACTGATGATAGTAAAGTAATTAATCTTAACCCAGTCCCTAAAACGCCAGCGGTATAAGGAGTAAATTATGTCTTGCGGTATAGATTTAGGATCAAATCTGGTAAAATCCTTGACAGGGGGACTTGTAACACAGGTAAAAGGTCTTATTAATACTGGCGCGGGTGCTTTGGCGACCAATATTAATGCATTAAAAATTTTAACAAATACACAATTAAATACTATAGCAAATAGTATTCTATCATCTCTACCATTACCAACTAGTCTGTTACCTGCTGCTAGTCTGATATCAGACATGACTGCTTTAATAGCATTGGCAAATAATCCAGCAGCATTTGCATCCCAAATTACAAATATTATTAAAACATATGGTGACATTCCTGGAGTAGATATACAGGGATTAGCAACAGACATTTTATCAGGAAAAATAAATCTTGATAATGTGTGTTCATTAGTACCCAATGTAGAAAAATTAATAACTGGCGAGATAGTAAAGAAAGGTATAATACCTGTACCACCAACCTTGCCCGTATTAAAACTACCTGAACCTCCCGAATTACCTAAGATAGAAACTGTTTTGGCTGGTGCAAAGATAGATCTAGAAGCAGGTTTAGCTGATTTATTCGGCGAAGATGATGATTTAGAAGGAGAATAACATGCCCGGTGTAGTTCGAACAAATCTGGATAGACATATTGGACATTTAAGTTTTTCACCAAATCCTTTTCATCAAACTAGATATGCTACTGGTTCGCCAGACACTTATGCTAATAACGAAAAGGCTGTTAGAATAGGAGATAAGACTTATTGTACAGATCCTGCTTTAGCAGGATCACCAAACGTGTTTGTAAATAATATAAAATGGCATAGACAAGGTGATGCTACCGCTGGACATTCATCATGGATTCCAAATAAAGCACAAACGGGATCAACTAATATATTTGCAAATGGAGGAGGATCTGGTACGGTCTCTGTAGGAAATACTGTAACTACAATAACAACAACTATAGGAGTTCATGGTATAGACTTAGTTGCTGTTGAAGTAGATTTTGAAGATACAACACAGATAGAAACTTATGGACTTGATCAAGCAGGCCCATCTGATCCGGCTAATTATCCCTAAAATCTAGAATAGGAATTCTAATGTTTGTACGAAATAAAGTATTAGTTTCACTTCATGTATTTTACTATATGCCTGATCATAGAGATTTAATACAAGAGTTTATGTGGCAAACAATGGATATAAAACCAAAATACCCAAGAGTGAATAAGTTTTTAAATTATTGGAAAGAAAACATTGAGGCTGTTATAGCAGACATAGAGATGATAGAAACAGAAAAAATATCCAAATACAAGTCTGTAGAAGATATCTTTAAATATTAATAATAAATATAAGAAAACAAGAGAAAAGATTATGGTATCAATAGCAACTTTTTCTGGAGCAAAAAATCCTTCGAGAACGACATCGCCTATAAACGATGTCATTTATTCTGATTTAGGATTAAATTTTATAGCTCATCCAGTAACAAAAAAAGTTACAGTATTAAAGAATGAAGATGCAATTAAAAGAGCGTTGAGAAATCTTATTCTAACAGACAGTGGTGAAAAGTTTTTCGAACCCCTATACGGTGGTAATATCAGAGCATTATTATTTGAGAATCTAGATCGAGTCACCGAAATAACGATTAAAGAGAACATTAAAGATACCGTAAGACAATTTGAACCAAGAGTAACAGTTGTCGATGTAGACGTTAATTCAAACAGAATAGACAACAATGCTATAACAATTAGTATAATATTTCGTATCAATGAATCACCTATATTATCAGAACTAGAATTTACAGTTGAAAGAATCCGATAATGGCCAGCAACAAATCAACATTAAATGTTTCTGAATTAAACTTTGATGATATTAAAACAAGTTTAAAGACATATCTACGAAGCCAAACTGAATTTTCAGACTACGATTTTGACAGTTCAACTTTGTCTATTTTATTGGATGTTTTAGCTTATAATACTTATCATAATTCATTCTATCTTAATATGGTTGGTAATGAAATGTTCCTTGATTCAGCGCAGTTAAGAAATAGTGTTGTATCTCGCGCAAAGATGTTAAACTATGTACCAAGATCTGCAAGAGGAGCTACGGCTGCATTATCTGCTGTTATAACACCCGATGATAGCCCTACCGGAGTTACTGTTCCTGCTAATACTCAATTTACATCTACTATAGATGGTATTGAATATACCTTTGTCACGTCAGGAGCAACAACAATGTCTGCTCAAGATAATGGTACATTTACTGGTACTCTTAATATCGTAGAAGGCACACCACTTCAACATAGATTTACTGTAAGTACTGCTAATCCTGTAAGATATATTCTACCTAACGAAAATACTGACACAACTAGTTTTACAGTTAGAATACAAGAATCATCATCTAACACAACAGTATCTACTTATAATCTTGCTGGTGATTTATCTTCTGTAAATAGTACTTCAAAAATATATTTTGTCCAAGAGAATGAAGACAATCTTTATGAAATTCAATTTGGTGATAGTATTTTTGGTAATAAACCCATAGATGGTAACATTATTATTGTAGACTATAGAATAACATCAGGTAATACTGTTAATGGTGCTAATACGTTTAGCGCACCAGAATCTCTTGCTGGATATTCAAACTTTACTATTACAACTACATCATCAGCCCAAGGCGGCGCACCACAAGAAACAATAGATTCTATTAAGTTTAATGCACCATTCAAATTCCAAGCACAAGATAGACTTGTAACCAAGCAAGATTATAAGAATATAATTTTATCTGAACAAGGCGATATTCAATCAATTAGTGTTTGGGGTGGCGAAGAAAATATACCTGCTGTATATGGTAAAGTTTTTATTGCTACTAAACCTCTATCTGGTGCAATTCTTTCAAATCAAAGAAAAGAAGCTATTAGAGCTTCATTGAAAACAAGAAATACTGTTTCTATAGACGTTGAAATGGTCGATGCTACTTATCTTTACATTAATCCAACGATTACTGTCAGATATAATCCTCAAACAACATCTTTGACAGCAGGTGAATTAAATACTATTATTCAGAATTCTCTAATTTCTTACGAATCAAATAATCTTGGAACTTTTGATCAAAAATTCTATCTATACAAAATGATAGAAACAATCAAAGATGTTAATTCCAGTTTTGTGTCTGTAGATGCTGATATTACAATTGAGAAAAGATTTATTCCACTAACTACAACAAATACATATCAATTAGTATTTAATCAAGCCGTATATCATCCACATGAAGGACATCTCAATGGTCTAGTGTCTACTTCTTCGTTTACTATAGATGGTATTAGTGGTCAAAAAATTGATGACAACGGGTATGGAATTTTAAGATCCTTTACTCAGACTCCTACAGGTAAAGTATATAGAAATAGAAATTTTGGTATTATAGACTATGACACTGGTCTAGTTACAATTAATAACACTTTAATTTCAGCGTATGATGGCGAATATCTTTCTGTGAAAGTTAAACCAAGAAACAAAAACATATTTGCTTCGCGTAATCAGATACTATTAATATCTGGAGCAACTATTAGTACAGTTGATGACAATACAAATAATATTACATCAACAGTAGGTACAGTAGCAACGGCTGGTGTTAGCACTACTATTAACACAGAAAATGCTATTGCAACTACCTCTTCTGGATTTACTTTTGCGGTCTAAAAATGGCTATTACTAAAAAAACATCCGCTCTTATAAGTCAACAGTTACCGGATTTTGTTCGGGATGAAGGTCCCAAACTGGAAGCCTTTATTAAGGCTTATTATGAATTCTTAGAACAAAGCAATAACTACATTGAAGTCAGTAAAAGTCTTCTTTCACGAGCAGATGTTGATACTACCGTAACAGATTATTTTCAATACTTTCGCGAAGAAATATATAAAAATATTCCAGACGACGCCGTAGTAGATAAGGCTCTTCTTGCGAAACATATTCGCGAGATGTATTATCAAAAAGGTAATGAGAAATCTTTTAAGTTTCTTTTCAGAGCTTTATATAACGAAGATTTAGAAGTATATTTTCCATCAGATAATATCTTGAGAACATCTGATGGTAGATGGAATCAACCTTCTATTGTCAGATTAACTAATGTATCTTCTAGCGATCTTGATAGTTTTTTGGGCCAATTAATTACAGGACAAAGCACTGGCGCTACTGGTAGAGTAGAAGAACAAATACAAACCATTGAACTCGGTTCTACTATTACTGAACTTGTAGTTTCTAATTGGAACAATATAGATTTTTCGGATGGTGAAGAAGTAGTATCAGATGTTACTAATACAAGAGGTTTTATCTATGCTACCTCTGGTAGTTTACAAGGCGTTACAATACAAGAAAAAACCATTTTAAGACCTAGAGGTTTTGGAGGTGGTGTTTTTCATCGTTCTAGTGATGTAGTTACATTTACGTCTGATACTGGTAGTGGTGCAAATGGTTATGTAATATCTACTAATGATAAATCTGCTATTAATGTTTCTATTATTTCAGGTGGTTCTGGTTATATTAATAATCTGCCAATTGTATTTACCGGTGGTAGTGGCAGTGGTGCAGAAGCAAAAATTACTTCTATTGGAAATACTTCTATTTTAAGTATTTGTCAAGACGTTATATCACCTATGAGTAATGTTATTTTAAACACCGGACCAACCTTTGTAAGTTTAGGTACTAATACCGCCGCTGTATCTGCTAATCTAGCCGCTGCTAATGTTTCTAGTTCTATAATTAATGGTTTGTTATTTCAGAATACAGAGACTGGTACAATTCAAACTATATCTATGATTAACTATGGAACCGGTTATAGTGTTTTACCAAGACCTTCTGTTAGATTAGCAAATGTAGCTAATGAAGGTCTAAAAGATCCTCATGATGGTGGAATATATGGTGATAACGCCGAACTATCGGCTGTATATCTACCAGGATCAATAACCGCCGTAGGAATTACAAATAAAGGTAGTTCTTATTCTAAGTTTGAAAATATTGGTATTGTAAACCAAACTAGAGCAGGCACTGTAAACGCTCTTGCTTCTCCAGTTGTTAGTGGTGTAGAAGTAAGAGAAGGTAAATATCTATCAACAAAAGGATTTATTAGTTGGGATCAATATTTACAAAATGATTACTATCAAGAATTCAGTTATGTATTAAGATCCCAAAAATTTGTTGATACATACAGACAGGTTGTAAATACTCTTTTACATCCTTCAGGAACAAAATTATTTGGTACAGTTTTAATTTCAAACGTTTTAAATGTAGATTCTAGTATTGTCTTTGATTCAACAATATTCATCAATTATGATGTAGGCACACCAAATTCAGCTTCAATCGCATCTCTAGTTGAACCTCCTTTCAATAGACATAGTGGTAGACTTTTCATATATAACTATACTACTTTGTCTCCATTTGTAGATCAACCAACTGTAGGTACAGGAGTGCCTACAACTATAGATGCTTTTGCTAATATTTCAATTACGGATTTAAATAGTAAGAAACTTGTTTTTGGTAACACTACACATTTTAGTTCTAATAGTGATAATAATAACGACGCAACACCAGGATATATAAGACAATTAACAGCTTCCCCAAATACGATTATTGGTAATGGAACAACCTTTACTACTTCGTTTAATGTTGGAGATGCTATATATGCTAGAAACGAGGCTAACGACGAATCAGTATTTGTGACGGTCGTATCTATTGCCAACGATACACACATGGTAACTAATGGATCATTGATACATATAGGTACCACATATTATCCTAATACATTATTTGCCCAAACCGCTACAAGTTCTTCTGGTTCAAGACTACATTATCCACGTCAAATTACTTCACAAATGGATATGATTATATTTAATTCTACCGGTGCTAATACAGATGGACAGTATGCTATAAACGTGGTTTCATCTACTAGTTCAGGAAACGTGGTGATGGCTTTAAGTTCGCCTTATGAAGGTGCAAATCTTTCTCAAGGAGTATTTTCTTGGATTAGTAGT